TAAAAGAACTTGTAAAAGAAATAGAACAGGATATGACTGATTTAGAAACAAAAGTAGCAGACACTATACAGAAAACTTTGGCTAATCCTTTAGCAGGTATGAAATAATGAAAATAGATTTAAAAATAATGTTACCATACATCGCTATATTAATAAGTCTTGGAATGACATGGGGCATGTGGTCAGAACGACTAGAAGCAGTCGAAGCAAAAGCAGATTCCGTCAATCAAATGCAACAAGATATAGCAGTAATAAAAGAAAAAATTATGTGGATGGAATCTTATTTAATGGGAGATAACTAATGGCAATTTATAAATCATATGCAGATTTAACAGAACAACAAAAGCAACAGTTTGGGGACGAACAAGATTACAAGACATTTATGGATGCTAATGTAAATACTCCTGCAACAACGACAAATACACAAACAACTCAGGCAGTACAGCCACCACTAACAGACCCATCACAAGTAGTACAAGCACAAGTAGGTGCGGCAATGAGACAGCCTACATTACCACAGGGTACGTCAGTTACCCCTGGTCTAGCTTTACAAGCACCAACAGCATCTACAATATTATCAACAACAGGTTTAACGGGTGAAGTACAGGCGGCAACACCTACTGCAACAACAGCCCCAACAATTACATCTGCAACAGTTCCTACAGCTACGCAGATAGCCCAACAACCTCAAGTAACAGCACCTCAGTATCAAGCAGTGACAGGACAAACTGTACCTCAAATGACTGCCGCACAAGGTACTGTATCTCAAGCTATGGTAGCGGCACAAGAAGATTTAACAGCATTACCACCTGAAGCCACAGTTCAAGGGCAACTAGCAAATATATCCCAAGCAATACAACAATCAGTAGATGAAGGTAAACCTTTACCTGCATTTGCATCGGGTGCTAAAAGACTAGTAGATGCAGCTATGCAACAAAGAGGCCTTAGTGCTTCTAGTATTGCGGCAGAGGCTTTAGCTTCTGGTATATTGCAATCATCTATACCTATTGCTCAAGCTGATGCTCAAGTATATCAACAAGCTATATTCCAAAATTTGTCTAACAGACAACAAGCTGCAGTACTAAATGCTCAACAATATTTCCAAATGGATATGCAGAATTTATCTAATAGGCAACAATCAAGTTTAACAAATATACAAATAAGACAGCAATCTTTATTATCCGACCAAGCGGCAGAAAATGCATCACTACAGTTTAATGCCCAGAGTCAATCACAAACAGACCAATTTTTTTCAAGCTTAGAGACACAGATAAATACTAACAACGCACAAAGAGCAGATGCTATGAATCAATATTCTATAGCGGAAGCTAATAAAATATCTGCACAAAATGCACAAAATCAAATAGGTGTTAGTGAGTCTAATGCACAAAGAGAAGCTGCTATCAATCAATTTAATTCACAATTAAAAGACCAAAGAGAAAGATTCAACGTAGAAAATCAAAGAGTTATTGACCAATCAAATGTAACTTGGAGAAGAAGTGTTAACACAGGTAATACAGCAGCAATAAATGCAGCTAATCAAACAGACGCACAAAATTTATTAAACATATCCAACTTTGCTTTATCAGCATTGTGGCAACAGTGGAGAGATGAAGCCTCTTGGGTAAACACTGCATCAGAAAATTCTAAAGAGAGGGCGCATAACATTGCCGTGTCTGCTTTAGAAAGAGAAGCAGAATTAGAGTTATTAGATGAAGCATCAAAAGACGAATTAAATGGTATTCTTGGTGCTATAGGTATAGAAATATTTAAAGATGCAAAAATCTTTAGTTAAGGAGTAAAAAATGTGGAGTACAATATTTACAGCAGCTTCTACAGTGGTAGGCAGTAGAGCTTTAAGTGGAGGTAGCGAAGGTTCAGGTATAAGTGTTGCTGAAGCAAAAGCTGCATACGATTTTGATAAAAGACCTTTCGCAAAACCTAAAGAAGCTACACCCGCAGGACAAGTAAGTGCTGCGGTAACTTATAATCAATTGCTTTCAGCATGGGATGACTATTTAAATAATGATTATTTAGAAATGTCTAAAAGGATAATACAATAATGGCTATAGAAAGACAATCAAATCCTTTTGATACCCCTATACCAGGGCAGTCATTAACAGACACTCCTAAAAATTGGACATGGGAAAATCCCCCAAGATTTGTGGATGCAGAAAAAGCATCACAATTTATTTGGAATAAGCTACATAACAAAGAAACTGCTAGTAAAGTAATTATATTACTAGAAGCAGGAGTATCAGTACAAGCTATTACAAAAGTTTTAGTTTTTTCAGGATTTATAGAAGGAGCATTTACTCCTGACTTAGGTTTACTCGTAACACCTATAGTGGAAAAAATGATATTGACTATGGGTAAAGCTGCTAAAGTAGAAAAAATTAAACTTAATAGACCTAAAGAAAAAGAAACAAAGAAAGTTTTAGAGGCTATATTTAAAAGTAGAGATGCAAATGAAGACATAGAAGCATTAAAAAATAAAGACAAAAAAGAAAAAGTAAATGAAGAAAAAAATATCAACAAAGGTTTAATGTCAAAAGGAGATGAGTAATGGGTTTATTAAGTAGTGTGTTTAATCCTAGAACAATTAGAGGAATAGCTAAAGGTGCAGGAAAAAATATTTTAGCTACAATAGCAGAGGAAAGAGAAAAAGGTGAAGAGTACCTTACTATACTAGCTGCTGCTAAAGAAGATGTAAATAATGAAGGCAAAATTATTGGCGATAATTATAATAGAGCGTTAAGAGTTATGGAGTCTACAGGTAATACTGCGTTTAATAATTTTTTATTTTCAGAAATGTCAGTAAAGGATATTGCAGATTTAGGAGGTTTAGCACCTACTACAAAAGACGAACAATTAAAACAATTAAAATTTCAATTTGAAGGACTGACTGATGAAAGAAAGGCTGAACTTGAAACAGGTAACTATTCAGAGATAGCTAAAAAAAATTATGATACAAAAATTAATGAATTAAAAATATCAAAAGGTTTAGTTAATAATAATCGTATGGGTGAAAATACTTTAAAAGCACTTATAACAAAAAATGTTAGAACAAAAGGAAAAGAAGAAGAAGATAAAATTATAAGCCAAGCTATTGTTCCAGAATTAGATACACCTACTGTAGCAGAAGGTGAAGGTATTTATGGTAGTATTGGCAAAACTGCTTTTGAAGATAGTAGACTAAAATTAATGATAGACCAAGATTATATTGATGGTACAATGGAAGAAGTAGTAAGAAACAGATTAATAATGTCAAACCAAATTTTTGATACTTCAGCAGAACAGATACAAGACCTTGTTAATGAAGAATATAATAGACAAGTTAATTCTGCTGAAACAATATTTATGTCACAAGGTGATGACTTAATTATTAGCACTAAACAACAAATTAACACTGATAAAGATATAGACGATTTATTAGGTTAGGGGTAATTAATGACAACATTTAATTATGTGACCTCAGATGGTAAAATATTAGATATAGATACTAAAAATTTATCTGAAGATAATAAAGCAAAACTTAAAGACTTTCTTAAAAAAGATTTAACATTAAAAAATAATCTTGCAGAAGAAGAAGTTGAAATGGAAGTCAATCCTGTAGGGGTTACGGATGCAGATACTAAAGAAAAGAAGTTTGATGATATAGGTACTACTCTAGGTTTTAGACAATTATATTATGGCGGTAGAGCAGGGTATCACGAAGGCAGTGGTAATTTTTTATATCATGGATTAGCTAATCTTGTAGGTTTAGGCTTTAACGATAAACAATTAGAACAGGCAAGACAAGATGTTTACGTTGATACCGAGGGCCGTAAGATAGACCCTATAAACAAAGCAGCATTAATAACACGAAATAAAATATTAGATATGAAAGCTGCTAGTTTAAAAAAAGCAAAAGAATTAAGAGACCAGACCCCTGATGATTTTTATTCAAAACTATATGGTGCTTTTGGTTCAGCTACAGTTCAAATACCCACCTATGTGGCTGCTATAGCTTTAACTAAAAATCCCTTAGTTGGTATGGGTGCTACAGATGCAGTTGTTGCATCAGACCAAGGAATTAAAGCTTCTATAAAAGCAGGAGCAATGGGTGCAAGTATGGGGTATGCACTTGGTTACTTAAATCAATTTGCCCCTATAACTAAAATATCTGCAATGGGTGCTTTAGGATTTGCCTCTCCTGCGGAAACATTAGAAGACAGAATGGTACATGGTATAACTTTTGCGTCATTGGCTTCTATAGGACCTATAACAGGAACAAAAGGATATGCAGAAAAAGCTATAGATAAAGTATTAGATTATAGAAGTAAAACAAAATTTTTAAAAGAGCTAGAAAAAAATAGCCCCTCCACCGCAAAAGAACTTAACACTAGTATTGATAGTTGGAATTTTTTACAGGCAAGAAAAGAGCAGATTCGAAAAGAATTAAATAAATTAAAAAAAACTGAAGTAAGGCAAAAGAAAGAGGAAAATAAAAAAAAGACTAGGGATAAAATGGATGCTCTTGTTTTAGAATTTAAACAAGCTAGTGCTTCACAAGGACAATTAAAAAAAGTTATTGACCAATTAGATTCTTATCTAGAATTACAAACAAGCTTTGTCAATAAAGTAAATCAAGAAGTTTCCGATGTAAGAGGGCCTACTGAATTTAGAAATGAAGCTGTTGTTTTAAAGACTAGAGAGGAAACAAAAGTAAATAAAAAAACAGGGGAAGAAACAACTGTTAAAGTTAAATATCTAGAAAGAAAATATAAAGACTTAGATGATAAGTTAATGCAAAGAATAGGCAGAATAACTTTACCTCAAGAATTTAATAATAATCCTATAGTTAGAAAACTTGTAGCAGAGTATAATATCTTCCGTATTAAAAACGAAGATTTAGTTTTAAAATTATTAGACAATCCTAAGTTTACAAAAACATTAGGAGTAACAGCACTTCGTTATGGTAAACTACAACCTAGTGAAGGAGGTATGTTATTTAGATTTAATAGATTATCTCAAAAAGAAAAACAACAATTAGTAGATGGTACATTTAAAGTAGAAGTAGGCTACAATAAATTTTTAGTAGAACGAAAGGCATTTATATCTGAAAAGTTAAAAGACGATAACACATTAAAAGCTGTAAATGTTAAAAAAGAATATAAAGATTCTAGATTTGATAAAGACGATGTAGCTACTAATGCTTATCTAAAAGAGTTAGGGTTTAATCAAAATCAAATATTAGCGTATAGAGATATTATTAATGGCTTTGAAAAAGTTAGAGAATATTATAATATGCAAATTAAAAAGACAGGCTCTAATACTACAAAGTTACCGAGAAGGCCTAACTATTTTCCACATATATTTATAGGTAATTATAGAGTATATGTCAATAATAAAACTACAGGATTATTAGAACAAGCTTTACCTTCCGCTACTAGAATAGGTGCTGAATCTTTAAAACTTAAACTACAAAAAGAATTAGGCGATGGTTATGAGATTAATGTAAGAAAGCCTGAAAAAAGTTCTTACTCTGACGATGCAGTAACAGCTTTTCAAACAGTTTCAGAACATCTATTTAGAGGTAGGAAAAAAGAAATAGGTTTAAAAATAAAACAAATAGCAGATGAGCTATACGCTGAACAAGGATTTAATAGAAGAAAATTGAAAAGAAGAACAGCTAAAGAAGAAACAGTTCAAGGTTTTTTAGGCTCAGAAGGTAGAAACATACTTGATATAAAGTCTTCTAGAAAAGATGTTGATGATTTTAATCTAGCTATTAAGTTATATGTAGAAGGCGGTGTTAAAGCTGCTAATCATATGGAGTTTAATTTTAGAATAAAACAAATAGCAGATACACCTATTAGATTTGACGCTAAGTTTGGTGAGAAAAATACTATTAGACAATTATACCCTAAAGCTACAGAGTTTGGTTTAAACTATATTAACAATGCTTTAGGTAATGCTTTAGCCATAAAGACTTTCGGTAAAAAATCACAGAAGCCAAAAGAGGTTATAGAAACGATTGAAGAAGTTGTTGTTGGTAGAAACTTTAAAAATTTATATACTAGTACCGCAGCTTTAGCAAACCACTTTTACCTACTCAGTTTAAACGCAAGGTTTGCATTAGCACAAGGTATTCAGCCTTATCAAATGATACCTCATAAACTTGCTCACCTATCTCAGTTAGCAGGTATGAACTCAGCAAAATCGTTAGCAGATGCTTACATCACAGTTCTTAAAGTACAAAAAGAATTAGTACTGCCAAGTGAATTTAGTAAAAAGGTTATACAAGAAGCTGTTAAAAATAGAACAATTAATGATAACTTTTTAAGAGAGTTTGCAGGGGAAGGCTACTATAAAAAAGGTAAATTTTCAGATGTAAAAAATATAAAAGGCAATATAAAAAATATGTTAAGTGGTAGAGCATTAGCCTCTAACATGGAACAGTTTTCTAGATTAAATGCTACATTATTATTTGCTCATCATTTAAAAAGACTAGGTGCTAACGAAAAATTATCCTCATCAAGAGCATGGGAACTTGCTGATAAATATATGGTAAGATATGATATAGCAGAAAGACCTATCATATTTCAACAGTTAGGAACAATAGGTAGAGCAGCAGGTTTATTTAGAACCTTTCAACATAATTGGTACGCTCAAATGATTGAGGCTGTTAAGAACGCAAACAAAGGGGATAGGGCGCAGTTAATTGGTTTTGTAGGAAGTAATATTTTAACTGCAGGATTAATAGGTGCTATTGGTGTTAATGGAGCAGATGCATTAATTCAATTAGCAAATAAATTTAAATTTGGAAAACCAATGCCTACTTTAAGTTTAATATTATTACAGGCAGGTCTTCCTGATTGGTTGCTATTTGGTGTACCATCTAAATTAACTAACATGGATTTAACTGCAACACTAGCAGCACCGAGTTTACACCCATCTGATTTTATTTCATTTCCTGGTGTTGAGTTCGGTATAGGTATAGCAGGTGCATTGACGAAGTTAGGTGGACACGGAATTAATTCTTTACTTATAAAGGCTACAGGAAGACCTCCAGGTATACCTTTAGATAAAGGAGAATTAAAAAAACAATTAAAAGCTATAACACCTAAAGGTATATTTCACGCTCTAATAGAGCAATTTGTTTTTAGTGATGATAACCCTTTACAAATAAGCAATGATAATGCTACATTTCAAAGAGAATTTGAAGACTGGAGAGCCAGATGGTTTACTTCTTATTCATTAAAGGAATCAAAGTTAATTAAGTATACATGGTATGGTTCACAATTAAGGCAAGTAGAAAATTTAAGTAAAGATTCTTTGATGGATTACCTTGCACATAATGGGTTTAATCTTGACGCTCCTTTAGTTGTACCTCAATGGGCGTGGGATAAAGCAATGGAGTTAGGTATGACACCTAATCAGCTATTGACAGGAGTGCAAAGTAGAATGAAAAATATGAGCCAAGATGCTTTAACAAAATTATACAGGGGTGAAATGACTCCTAAAAAAATGGAACAAATAAAATACTTATATAATTTATTAAATATAGAGGAGTAGAAAATGTTAGGTGGATTACCAGTAGAAATGATTACAATGCTAGGCTCTAGCGTACTAGGTGGAGTAATGTCCATATGGGGTCAGAGTATTAAAGCAAAACAAGAAGAACAAAAAATGTTATTGGCAAGAGCAGAAACTCAAATGTCTTTTGTAGATAAGGCAAGAACATATGAGAACAAAGGCTTTCAATGGACAAGAAGAATCATAGCTTTAACGGCTGTCTTCTTTGTTATTGCATGGCCTAAGATAGTTCCTGTGCTTTTAGATATCCCTGTCATATTAACATGGACAGAGTTCAAGCCCGGTTTTTTGTTTCTAATAGAGAAGAAAGAAGTATTAATGGACAGAGCATTTGCAGGTGTAGTGATTACTCCTTTAGATACTCACCTTATGTCATCAATAGTGGGACTTTACTTCGGTGGAAGTTTGGTAAAGAAGTAGTGGAATCATCTTTAATACATAAAGTATTTAATTTTATTGCCCAAGAAGAAAATCAAAATTTGTATGATACTATAGAAAAAATAAAAAGAGGCACCGAAAGTTTTAAACCCTCTTTGTTATTGCCTTATGATGACCTCTCTGGAAATCCTACATATGCATATGGTATAGAGACAAATAGATATGGAAAGAAAAATACTATATCTGAAATGGAAATGCAATTTACTAAAATAATAAAAGAAGACGCATTAAAACCTGTAGAAAGTTTAAATACTAAGTATAATTTAAAATTAAATGATAATCAAAAAACTGCATTAGCTTCTCTAATATACAACGTAGGAGAAACTCAATTTAGATATAAAAAAGAAAATGGAGAAATAACTAACGAAGAAACAAATGCCTTTTCCGCATTAAAAAGAGGAGATTTAGAGACGTTTAAAGAAGAAACTTTTGGTGAAAAAGGTTTTACAAGTGGTGGTATTCTTGCAGAAAGACGAATAAGAGAACTAGAACTTTTTGAAAAACCTGTAGAAGAAATGCAAATTGAAGTAAAAGAAAAACCAATAAAACAACAAACTTTACCCACCCCTAAAATAGATGAGAGTTTTGGTAGTAGTATTGTCAGGCCCGATGACCCTAGTATAACTTTAAATAAAAAAGCAGAAGAATTATATTAATTTATACTATTAATAAATTTAGTTAAGTCTTCTGATAATTCATCAAACATAAATTTAGTTTCTTTAGTAAGAGACACTAGTATATTACTATGCTTATAATCAGGATATTTTTCTCTTAAAGTATCATATAATATTTTGTGATTGACTGTTCCATAGTCAAGGATTAATTCGAAGTCTCTATTAATTCCTACATTAAATTTCCCCACATCAATTAAAAAATCATATCTTCTTCTTATCAGATTCTTTCTTTGAATTTTCATTTTCGTTTACCTCTGTGGCAATAGAGCCTAGTATTTGATTGACTTGATTCCACGGAAGCGTGGATAAAAAATTAACTATTGATTGTATTAGCTTTTGACTTATCTCGTATTTTTGCATTTTTTTGTTTCTCCTTTTGTAGTTGTATATTTCTTAATTCTTCAGTAATAATTGCAGACAAATCGTCATGCAAAACTTTTAAGTAACCAAAGAAATTTGTTTTAGTAGATATCTTTACATATCCTTTATCTTTAACTTGCTTTGATTCAAATGTGTCTAAAGATAATAGCAAGTCACCCGTAAATGGGTCTTTAAGTATTCGCATTTTGTTTAATTAACTCCATTTAAAATCCTCTAGATAGACACTCCGCATCTAAAGTTAATTCATCTCTAAGTTGATGCTCTTTTAATCTAAAAGCACCTTTCCTTTTACTAAAGTTTGCGGCAATGACAGGATTCATATTTTCTTTTAACACTTGATGCATACCTAATCTTTTTATTCTTTTACCTAGAGGCGCTCTATCTTTATTTTCTTCTGCAATCATTCCATAATAAATTAAAACAAAAGATTCTTCTACATCTAACTTTACATTGTCAGGATAAGAAGAAGATATTTCTTCTTTTATCATGTAAGGAACATTCTCATCAAAATATTTATTAGTAAGATTATATATTCCTACAAAATCTGTATAAACTTTGTCATCATTATTTAATGATTTAAAAAATAAAAATAAATTCTTATCTACAAAAGGTGTGCCGTCAGTAAATACACAGTATGCATCAAATTTTCCTCTAGAAAAGTATATTTGTTTTCCATTTTCTATAATAGTAGTATTTCTCATTAGTTCAATTTTTTTCTCCAGTCTTTTATATCTATAACTTCTGCTTTTCCATTTTCTAATTCCTCTATTCTCATCACGCTTAACCCTATATCATACACCATGTCAGGGTCATCTAATGCTATTTGACATAGCCCTAGTGCTACTGCATAGCAAATTTCTTTTTGCTGAGTATCTGCTTTGTAATTCTTATCCACACCACAAATAAATTTTTCATCACCAAAAGGTTTAACCGCTATGATTACACTATCTTTATCTAAGGTAACTTTTTTAGCCATTAGCAACATCCTTTGGACTGTTTAATTCTGCATACCAATAATATTTAGGGCTTCTTGCTTTAGATTGCTGTTGGGGCAAGTACTCAATATTATCACCCCAACATTTATGTTTGTATTGACAGAAAGAACACACAGTACCCAAAACTTTATTGCCCGTCTTTTTTTGATAGAAAGACTCTTCTTGTAATTCATACTCTCTTTTGAAAGGGGCATCTTCCATTAACGCTTTTACATTATTATGAACTTTTTCTAATGCTTTTTTTCTATACTCCGAATCATCTTCGGGAGGTTGACTAACTAATATTTCTCCTGTAGATTTATTAACTACTATCCAACCACCAAAAGGTTTACCTGTGGCTTCCGAATATAGATATCCTTGGGAAAGATACCCGAAGACATCGTCTTCAGCAATTTTATGGAAGCCACCGCCACTTTCCCCAAATTTTTTCTCAAAGGCAAAGGGTGACGCAGATTTTATATCATATACTTTATCATCTATAATTATATCATACGTTCCTTTTATATCAAAAAATTCTGTGTTTAACTTAACCTTACCTTGAACACTTTGAATCTTTGCTTTAACTGCTCTTAGTAACATAACAGCAACAGCTTCTATTATATCACCAAATAAATTTCTTAATTTAAAATTATAATTTTCATAAGATACTATCTTATTATCGCCAGAATATTTTTTATCCATTTGTAATTGGCATAAAGGCTTACCAACATTAGACATTCTTATTCTAAAATCTGTTTCTCTCTTATCTGTAAATTGTTTTCGTACTGCTTGTTCACATTCTTCTTTAAACTTTTCTATAATAGGTTTAGGTATAGCGACAGGCTCTCGTTGAGCCTGTGCTAAAAATGATTTTACTTCTTCTAAGAAAGTCAAGCAGTCATTTCCTTCATGATTTCGTCATCAAGAATATCTTCTGCAGTCACTTCGCTTTTCTTTGCTTTTGCATATTCCCCTTTGACATAATCGTTTTCTCGTTTAACATACTCTAAAAAGTTTTTTAGATTATTTTTATCTGTATCAGAAAACTTAACATCTTTATTGGCATCTTTAATTTTTGCCGTAAAGTAAGTGACGCTACCTTTAGTATGTTTTTCTGTTCCATTAAAATCCAAAACAGTATTATACATAATTTTATTTCTTTTAGAAAGGCTTTTTAATTGGTCGCCTATAGGTAAAAAGTTAACACCTCTGACTCTGTATAGTACAGGCTCATCAACAATTGTTATATCTTCACCTTTTGATGTCTTACCTTTTGTAGAGACTACTCCAAATACATTTCTGTAACAAGTAACTTTATCTTGTTCTATTTTAGAAGCAGGGTCTAAATCATCTCTTCTTGCTTTAGGAACACTTCCACATGCATCAGTTCCATTGGAATCAGGTTTTGCATCTGACCAACTCGTAAACATAACAGACTTGTAGTTATTATCTTCGTTATCTTCATCATACTTATTGTATTGAAAAGTATTTAAGAAAGGTCTAAAAGAAACTTTCTCTGCAAAAACAATACCATGTTTTTGACTATCTACTTTATATAGGCCTCGTTTTATGAGGTTGCCCTCACTGTCTTCGGTATCATAATTGATAGACAATCTGGATAAAGAAGAGCCACCTGACTCTATATCTTGACCTATCATCGCCATCAATTTATCGTTGGACATATTGTCTATGTCCGATATTAGTTCATTTGACATGTAATGTCTCCTTTTGTTGGTTTATTATATCATATAACTGCGGATAAGTCAAGCCAATTTTTACCTTTTTTTATTTCAAAATCTAGCATAACATTTAAATCACAATCATATCTCTGCAGTAAAGAATCCTTAACGTTGGTAAAGGAAGTCTTGATGATACTAATTACATGATGTACTTCATCAGGATGAGTATCTAATATTACAGAATCATGAACAGTATTAATCAATAAACTTTTCATATTTCTTTTTTTAAGTAGTTCCCAAACATTATAACAAGCTATGGGAACAATATCAGCAGTGGCAAACCCTTGAACAGGATAGTTTTTTACCAGAGTAGAATGACTATAATAGTATTCATTTTTATTTCTACTCCAACCTCTTTTTATATTGGGAAAGTAATATTCTCTACCACTAGGTAGCTTTACTATTTTACTTTTAAATGCTCTTTCTTGTAAGCGTTTATGCCAATCTGCTATCTGTTTATACTTCTTTAAAAAAGTCTCATAGTATTCTCTTTCTTTTTTCTTACCCATCATACCTCCATACAAAGGTTTAAAGGTATGTGCTTTTGCACTTTGCCTATCACAACCAATAATATCAGCAGTAATTTGATGAACATCAACACCACTTTGTATATCTTTCATAGCCTGTTCATCTTGTGATAGAAAAGCTGCGACCCTAAATTCTAACTGTGCAAAGTCAACTTCTATTATCTCACCATTATCAAATCTAGACTGAATAGCTTTTTTAATAGGGAACTTATCACCCCTAGGCATGTTTTGGAAATTAGGTTTTGATGAGGAGAGTCTACCTGTCATAGTGACATGTTGATTAAAAGAAGGGTGAAGTAAAGCATCCTGATTTGTATTGTCTTTAATTCCTGTTATAAAAGTATTAAGATAAGTCTCTATAGCACCATACCTAATAACACTATCAACAAATTCTTTTAATGTACCTTCTGCATACACACCTATTCTAGTTAAAGTTTCTTTATCTGTTTTAAAACCGCCTTGAGAAACATCGTGAACACTATTAGGTTTCCAATTAAAACCTGCTCTAGCTTCTGTGTCTGTGTAGATAACCCCTTCCTTCTTACATCTATGACAAACATTTAACATTTTAGAAGGATTTCCGTCTTTGTTTATTTTTCTTATGTACCCAACACCTTTGCAAGTTCCACACTGTTCAGCAATAGTTTTGAAGATAGGGTCTGTATATTTCTGAACTATACCTTGAAATTGTTTGTCGGACATCATAGGTCTTTTTTTTGGTTTGTTAGTTCTTTTATCTATACCTATATTGAACATGCTAGACCAAAGATTTTTATCCTGTACTTGTTTAGAGTATATTACTTTAGATAAATCTTCTGTAGAGGATAGATTAATTTTTGTATCACCCATAACTTGAAATATTATTTTATCAATTTTATTTTTTAGTTTATAGTACTCTTGTGTTAATTCTTTTTCTACGCTATCTAAGTCTTCTATGTTAATATAATTACCATTACATTCCATATCTATTAGGACCTGTAGAAAATCATTCATCAAATCTCTAGTAGGAAGTAGTCCTCTGTTAGCGGGTAAGTTATAAAATCTTACTTGTGTAAGATATAATTCTTTTGTAATTTTAACATCCTGTCTGCCGTAAGATTCTAAATACTCTAAAGGTATTTCATCAACGCCATATCCGTCTTGCATGTATGTAGCTAGTATATCTGATTTTAAACTAATGTTATGTCTTCTACAACATTCTTTTAATGATAAGGATTTATCTTTATTTCCTCTCATAATAATATACTCTGCTAACATAGTATCGTATAGCTTACCGCCATAAGTAAAACCAAACTCATACATCCAAGACATATCAAACTTTAGATTGTGTCCAATTACTAGTGTAGATTCATCTAATATTTTTTGAATCTTATCTTTATTTTGTTTTATCTTTTCTACATCATTAAAATCTTTATGATAGAAAAAATAGTATTCGTCATTAATTCCAATACTGACTAACCTATTATCGGGATTGAAAGGTGAAGGGTCACCCTCTTTACTTACTGTTGTTTCTATATCTAGTGCTGTTATCATTCATTATCCTTTCTATGTAAATGAAGTGAATTGAGATAATGTGGGTATCAATTGTACTTGAAACTCATCATGGTCTCCCGTTAACTTATTCTTTGAAATTGTTATCTGTCTTACACATGCCTCATCAGGATTTTCTTTACCCTCGTCTAATTTTCCTATACCAACAATAATATCTGCTTCCGCAGCTTTACCCGTCTTAGAATTTGCCATAACATTAAAACTTAATCTCTCTCTGCCATGTGCTTCGGCTGAAGCTTGGGAAAGTCCTATAACTAATACCCCATGTCTTTTGGCAATCTCCCTAGCTTGTCTATAAACTTCACCTAGTTTTTCATGAGAAGAATTATACTTACCTGTAATATTAACTTTATCTAATTGGTCTATGATTAGTATGTCTACATCATGTTCTTTACAGTGTATGTTTAAGTCTTCCATATTCATATCAACGCTATCATGAGTATGGATATAAGATTCTATTTCTTTCCATTTATCTTTGGCTAATTGTCTGCTACCATTTAGTATCTGCCTTTTAGTTAGATTGCTACATGCATTTAACATTCTCATTTGTGTACGGATAGCAGGTTCTTCATTACAAAATATGTGAACATTCTTTTTTTGCCATGCGAACCCCCCCTCATTTGCTACCATGCTAACCCAAAAGGCAGTTTTACCACTTTCAGGTCTAGCAAAGACAATCATAAAATTACCTTTACCAATACCTTCTGTAGCGTTTTGTAGTGCATGTATATTAAAACTATATTCTCTTTGTTGATTGACTGCTTCTATTATCTCGTCAACATCTCTTGTCACTGCGGTATCATCTACTGTATCGAAGTATTCCTCATCAATAGTTTCTAAAAATCTCTGCACTTCTTTAAACGAATGTTCACTAGGATTATTTCCTATAGCTATACAAAGCTTTGACATTTCATCTGCCTTAAATGATTTGTACATACTTTTGATAGCATTTTCTACAACACTTTCATTCATATCTTGGATGTGTTGCAGTCTACTAATTAAGTTTTTAATATTTTTTTGTGCTTGAAAACTTTGATTAGCGAAGTAAGTTTCAAAATAACTTATTCTTAAATCATCAATGCTTATGGATTCAATCCCAGGATTGTCTTCGTATATTCTAGATATGGCTTTATAAATATCATTACCACCATTCGTAAAAAAAGAATCTG